ATTTACAACGTAATGAACACAGAAGGTACAGAACTGTGTCATCACTTGATACCAGAGCCTCGTGATGACGAGAATGAACCCACATCAGGCTGGTATGAATGGCGGCTAGAGAACTGGGGTACAAAGTGGGATGTGTATGAAACACAATGCACTCGCATTAATGCTAACACAATGCAACTGTACTTCTACACTGCATGGTCACCACCTATCCCTATCTATGATAAGCTGGTAGACATGGGCTTTGAAATCAATGCACGTTACCTTGATGAAGGCTGGGGCTATATCGGTGAGTACACTGATGGTGATGACTGGTCTACTACTGATGTGGAAAGTGTAGTGGAAGATTACCCTGACCTTGACCTTGAGTTTGGTATTGGTGAGCGTATAGCTGAGTATGCAGAGGAGCAAGACGATGACGCAGCATGAATGTCTTAACTGCAACCATGTAGAGATGCACGAAACAGTGCATGAGCAATGCCCTAACTGTAACTTCTTGTGTTACTACACCAAAGACGTTATAGATGAACTGGATGAGGAGATTGACCTATGAAATACATAGTTGAACTGCTGCTCACATACGAAGTGGATGCACCAGACCTGCGCCAAGCACAGATTACTGCGTACAGACGAGCAATAGACCTATGCGATAGCGAGGATGATTTGTTCAAGCACATAGACAAAGACATGAAGTGTGTGTCATCTATGGTGCGAGATATATCTTTAGTAGATGAGGAGATTGACACATGAACTGCTGGCACTGTAACACCAAGCTAATCTGGGGCAATGACCATGACCTAGATGTAGGCTATGACGCACGAGGTGATGAGTTCAGCATGGTAACGATACTGTCTTGCCCTAAGTGTGACAGCATGGTTGAGGTATATTATCCACGAAAGGAGATTGATGATGGAAGAACTACCACTTGACCATGAGCCTAGCCTTGACCACTGGGCAAAATGTATTGCTGATGATGACATAGCCACAGGCTATCATACTGATTGGGATTATGCCTATGAACTGGCATGGCATCAGCTTGATGCTGAGTACAATTATGATTACGAATACCAATGGTGTTAAAGGAGAATGACGATGACGTATGAAAAAATATTTGCTAGAATGTCTGGACACTTCCTATGTCAACATTTGCCTGATGATTGGGCAGACTGGCCTGAAGAAAAGTTAGATAAGTTTTTTGAGGACAACGCATGGGAACCGCTAGAGTATTGGCCTGTTAATGATGTTTATGAATTGATTGATAGCCTGACTAGGGATGTGCTGAACCTGATGGGCGTTGATGGTACTGACCAACTACTGTAAAGGAGATTGACAATGATTAAGTTTGACCCCGACAAAGCATACACGATAGGTGTATGGGATATGCCTATGTATGTGTATGACCACGATGAGAATGACTATGTGCGTAATGAAGATGGCACTCTTGCCTTATTCAATATTCCTGACTACGACTATTCATACATTGGTGATGATGTTGATGTAGACACACTTGAGTTGCGGGATAAAGGAGATGATTACGATGGCTAAAGATAATACACTATGGATACAGCTAACACCTACAGAGGCCAATGCTTTGATGGTGATGTTAGATGGAGAGATGGAAAGTCGCTTTAGATATGAGGGACTTGACCTCAAGGAATGGGAAACCCTTGACCTAGAAGCCTACAAGATACTGGCTTATCACAAGTTCAAGACATGGTACATGGAGAATTGCAGTGAATAGATTTCTAATTGACCATCACCCCGATGCCATAGCCAAGCAGTTATGTGACCAGCATATTGTCAAGATGCCGTTGGAAGAAGCGCAGATGCTATGCACTAGCCTGTGGCATCATGCACCTAAGTACGCAGAAGCTAAAGGTTTGTACAAGCCTGTGCATCAGAAACATCCATGCACACTGTGGGCTATGGAAACACAAGCTAACTACCAATTTGCTTACACATTGTATGATGCTATGCTGCGTGAATACACACACCGCTATGGCAAGGAACATGGTGCAGGTAAACACAAAGCTGCGTTGTATCACGGCATAAAACACATACCAAATACAACAGGCGAAGGTGCTGTTGGGCTTACACCACACCCACAATGCTTTAGTGGTCATGATGACCTCAAGACAGATGAGCGTTGGCCTATCATGGCTTACCGTGCGTTTTATGTTGTTGACAAATCAAAATTTGCACGATATAACAAAGGCCGTGAGATGCCACAATGGATGAAAGGATAATGAAGATGGAGTTGTTGTTATGGATAACTGTAATACCACTATTGTTAATACTAATGTAAAGGAGAATAGACATGGCAAAGAAAAAAGAGAAGACACAATGGGAAATCAACCAAGAACAGGCGAGTGCGACATGGAAAAGCATGACACCTAAACAACAACAGGCTGTACTAGATATGCTGAAGGCCTTTGTGCCTATCAGACAATCAGTATCTGACTTGTGTGAGATTAGCTACGATGATTTACGTAACATGGATGAAGCATGGCATGTGATGAAGCGTTTGATTGTCGATGACAAAGTTGAAGTAAAATACTGGGGCTATTAGAATGGATACTATAATAGGAATAGTAATATTTGTTGTACTAGCCATCTTTACTTTGTGAAAGTTTACTGATATAAAAGAATATCAATTGACTCTATGAAAGGAGAATTATCATGCCCTTAGATTTTACACCGGAAACACTACTACCAGATCACATCAACTTCCCTGTGGTCTTTGAGCCAACTAAGTTTGACAAGTCAAAGTATGTCATCAACGGTAACACAGGTGACTACATTGGCATTGTAGGCAACGGCTTTAACTGTGCCTCACATGGCGACTTCTTCACCCAAGCACACAACGCTGTGTCTGAGCATCTTGGTGCGGAGTTCTGTGACAACATGAACATCAACTACAAGACTGCACGTAACAATGCATGGGTTATGATGGACATGACTATGCCTAACGTCCTGCGTAAGATCACTACAGACAAGCACAGCACAACCATTGCACCTCGCCTGATTGCCTTGCATGGCATTGATGGTTCATGCAGCAATATGGTCTTCTTCGGTGCTATCGACTTCTTCTGTACAAATGGAATGGTCACTGGTGATTATGACAAGATCAAGCGTAAGAACACTAGCAACTTCAGCTTGGATAAGTTCATTCAAGAGTTGCAGTCATCTGTCACAGACTTTTATGAAACTGCTGACAAGTTCCAGCGTTGGGCTAACACAAGTCTTATGACTGTTGATGTGAAAGATTTGCTTGAGGCTGTAGTCAAATCTGAACGCAAGTCAGAGAAGATGTTTACCCTTTACAATCAAGAGGTTAGCACACGTGGACGTAATGTTTGGGCATTGTATTCTGCCTTCACAAACTATGCCAGCTATGCCGATGAGCGTAATGGGTTCAACCTTCGTAACACTGGCAATGACACTGAAGCACAGTCCATGTGGGCAAGAGAACAGGAAGTTGCCAAGTGGATTGATTCACCTCAGTTTCAGGCGATTGCAGCATGAAAAACAATGCACGTCTAAAAATGCACAATGTCTACGCAACGGATGATTTTATAATACCAAAAGAGCATCGTCCGTTGCTGTGGAAGCCAAGCAAAAAGAAAACAAAATGTAACGCCGTTACAAAAAGGAGAAAGAAAAATGTGTGAAGGTACTGGAAAAAGAGATACAGAAACTGGTTGTTGGATTTCAGCGGAAGAAATGAAGGAAAATAATACACATGAAGCGTGGCTAGAGCAAGAGATGGTACACTATAAGTTTTATCACATATTCTGGTGTCGTTGGGATGAAGATAACCGTTGGTATTCACCTAAAGATTGGCTACCTAACCTCTGGACGTGGTTTTACGAAAGGGCAGAGTATCGTTCAAATGGTGGAATTTCTTGGAAGATCGTACAAGTTATTTGGAGTATTCAAGAGTTTATTGACTGTTGTATTACAATACTAGAGTGGGATAGACCACCACATGCTGAACATAGAGGACTTTACAAAGGTGACTGGAAAACAAAATGGGGCTTTTGGGAATTTGTGTATGCTCATACTATAAGGAAGTACATTGATAAAATGCTTATTTTATTTAAGGAAAAGGTATTGGGTATAGAAGAGGTTGATGATCATTTAGTATGCCCTAGCTGGCCTAATTGTGATATTGATCCCAACGGATGTCGTGTAGAAATGGGAGATGATGTAGAATGGTACGGATACAGAGATTAACTTCGTTGGTAGATAATTACTATTCTTCCTACGATTACAGGAACTTACGTGATGAAACTAAAGCACACTATAAGTATCTGTTAAACGTAATGCTAAACACTGAGGTAGAGGGCAAGCCCCTCTGCCAATACAAATACACAGACATGCCAACTCGTGTTGCTAAGATGGCATACAACGACTGGTGTGAACGTGGTATCTCAACAGCAAATCATCTGCTGTCAGTCACTCGCATTGTCTTCAATCACGGATTGCGTATGGAGATGTGTGTAATCAATCCTTTCGCTAACGTGCGTAAACGAGCCGCTGACAGGCGTAAGGTAGTTTGGGGTAGGGAGGATGTACAGAAGTTCCTAAACGCCGCCTACGGCGATTTTAGCAGCCGTAACATCGGTTTGATTGCTCACATGGCATATGAATGGTGTCAAAGACTAGGTGATATGCGTCTGCTTACATGGGATGCCATCGACTTTGATGCACAGACTGTTTACATTGAGCAATCTAAGCGTAAGGCAGAGGTACATTTGCCCATTGAGGATGATTTATTTGAGATGTTGAAGCAGCAAGAACAGGACTTTGGCTTTCAGCAATATGTTGCACCTAGACCAAAGCCTATCAATGGTAAGTTTATACCTTACAGCTTATACAAACTGCCGTTACATAGCCGTAAGATTATGGATGCAGCAGGATTGTCAAATGAATTAAGGCTATCTGATTTACGAAGGACTGGTACAACTGAAATGGTAGAGGCAGGTGTCGGTATGGCACAAATTATGTCGGTTACAGGACATGCTAACCCATCTTCAGTGAAACCATACTTAAAAAATACGTTACAAAGTGCAGATAGTGCCTTGACAGCTAGAAAAACACATGGTATAAGCATAGCAAGTGCCGCAAAGGAAAGTGATAATACATGAATAATATATATAACATTGTAAGTGATATGGATATTACTAATGGAACTACAAAGAGAATAGATTGTCCTAATTGTGGTGGCTATCGTACATTCACAGTGACCAACAATATGGGTTCTCTTGTATGGAACTGCTATAAAGCATCTTGTAATATCAAGGGTGGCACTAGAGTGCATCTATCTATGGATGATATACGTGCTGGGTTTGGTGGTGCAGAACAGTTTGCTACGCAAACATTTGAACTGCCTAGTTACATTGTACCTCACAGAGATAAGCGTACTGTACTAAACTTTTGTTTTCAGTATAAGCTTGATCCCGATGAAGTAGGTGTCATGTACGATGTGAAAGAAGACAGAATAGTTTTCCCTGTTGTACATGATGGTAAAATTGTAGATGCTACTGGTCGTGCGATTGGTAAGCGTTTACCTAAATGGAAAAGATATGGAAATAGTGGCTTGCCATACACGTATGGTTGTGGTAATGTCGCAGTAGTTGTTGAGGACTGTGTGAGTGCAGCCGTTGTTGGTTACGGTTCCTTTGTCGGGGTTGCGCTTCTTGGAACATCTCTGCAAGAATCGCATAAAGGGTATCTTGCACAGTTCTCAACAGCCATCATAGCGTTAGACCCCGATGCGCTACCTAAGACGTTACAGATGGCAAAGGAATTACGAGGACACGTGAACGATGTTCGTGTACTCAAACTAAAAGATGACTTGAAATATCGTAACCCGACAGATATGGAGAATTTATATGGAATTATCACTGATTAGAAGTTTAATGGATAGGTCATTTTATGATGACCATCGTGGCGCACGTTGTCCTGACAGATTGTTCAGCAAGGATGTGCGTAAAATCAAACAGGCTATTGATACAGCTATGGATCGTTATGAGCGTACTGTAACACCTGATGAGATTGAGGCTCTGTTTATTTCAAACAACCCAACAATGACGACAGCACAGAAGCAGGCTTACACTTCTTTGTTTCATAAGATTAAACAAGAGCAACCAATGGGCAGTGACGTAGCACAAGAGGTGTTATCTAAACTGTTTCAGCAGGTTGTCGGTGAGGACATTGCCAATCTTGGTTTTGACTATGTGAATGGTGACAAGTCCAGTCTTGAGCCATTACGTATGTTGCTTGAGCAGTATGGTGACGACTTCACCCCCAACCTAAATGTTGAGTGGGATGACATCGACATTGAAACACTGCTATCACGCAATGACCTAGAAGCACGTTGGACGTTTAACATTGCAAGCCTTACACGTAAGGTGGAAGGTGTTAATGCTGGACACTTGATTGAGGTAGGTGCTAGACCCAACACAGGCAAGACATCCTTTCATGCCAGCTTGATTGCTGCACCGGGTGGGTTTGCACATCAGGGTGCTAACTGCATCATCCTGTGTAACGAAGAAGGCTATCATCGTGTAGGTGCTAGATACCTTACTGCTGCAACTGGCATGAC